GACTCCAGTGAAGGCTGAAGGTACAGCCGTTTCGTTTGATGACGCCCAAGAAGCGTACACCGCAAGGTATACGCACGAGACTATCGCGCTTGCTTTCTCCATCACGGAAGAGGCAATCGAGGATAATCTCTACGACCGTCTGGCTTCGCGTTATACGAAGGCCTTGGCGCGTAGTATGGCCAACACCAAACAGGTGAAGGGTGCAGCTACGTTGAACAATGCTTTCGATAGCTCGTATACGGGCGGTGATGCCAAGGAGCTTTGTGCAACGGATCATCCTCTTACGAACAATAACGATCTTCGTAATGAGCCGAGCACAGCTGCTGACCTAAACGAAACCAGCCTTGAGAATGCCCTCATTGACATCGCAGCTTTTGTCGATGAGCGTGGCCTGAAGGTTTCTGTTCGTGGAGGAAAACTGATTGTTCCGCCAGCACTTCAATTTGTTGCGGATCGCCTGTTGGAATCCACTCTTCGTCCGGGTACGGCGGATAACGACATCAACGCCTCGAGGAACATGGGCATGCTTCCTCAAGGTTATGTTGTTAACCACTACTTGACGGATACAGATGCTTGGTTCGTTTTGACGGATGCTCCAAGAGGATTCATCCACTTTGAGCGTATGCCCTTGTCCACGAAGATGGAAGGTGACTTTGACACCGGAAATGTGCGGTTTAAGGCCCGCCAGCGTTATAGCTTTGGCTGGTCCGACCCACGTTGTGTGTTCGGCTCTCCTGGCGCGTGAAAACTGGGGAGAGGGGCAACCCTCTCCCTCCTTTCTGGGATAATCTAGCCCTAGCGACTGACCCAGCAGACGCTTACGAAGACTCTGGGGCAAAACCTTTGTAAGGAGGTGTACCATGGGTACGACACGTTTTTCTGGTCCTATTATGTATAGCGGTCACGGTAGTGATGCCAGCGCTTTAGGATCATGGTTTAAAAATCTTCCGATGCAGATCAATCCTGATTTTGTCTTCAAGTATGATGACTTTACGGGGATTGATATTGATGACACTGACGACTGGACAAAGGAAGTCCTCAATAGTGGTACATTAACTTGCCTAGCAGATCATGTTGGCGGATGGGCCAAATCCACTGGAGATGGCTCAACCGATAATTCCGGTGGTTCGATCCAAGGCAATGAAATTTTCATGGCCGCGTCAAATAAACTTATCTTTTTTGAAGCAAGTGTTGCAGTAGCCGATGCTGACGACATGGATATGTTTGTTGGACTGGCGGAAAATGGCACATTTGCTACTGGTGTCCCCTTTACCGCGAGCAATCAAATCGGTTTTCTCTTGGTAGAAGGCGCTGCCGATATCTACGCGAACTGCGATAGCGGTGGAACAGAAACCAAAACGGATACCGGCATTGATTTCGCTGATGGCGCGGAGTCTTCGTCTACTATCACCAATACCCGGCGCCTAGGCTTCATTGTTAAGGGCACGGGACAGGTGCAGTTCTATGTTGACCGAGTGCTGAAAACAACTACTACGGGGAACATACCCACTTCAGCCTTGACGCCGTGGTTCGGTGCCATGTCTGGAACGACCACAGCAGATGCTGCTTGGTGCGATTATATCTGGGTCGCCGCTCAAAGAACTACGGATGGCATGATCCAGTATAATGATCTACCGTAGAAGATGATGGTCTTATCGGGGGAAATTAAGGAGTAGATTATGGCCGATACTTTTACGGAGAAGATCATCGATGATGGTCCCGGAAGGCTAGTTAAATCTTTCGCCTACACCTATGTAGACACCGGCCAAAGTGCCGTCATGGCGGTGGATGTTTCTGGTTTGTCGTCCCTTCAAGATGGCACAGCTTGCAGCAATCTTCGTATCAACCGAGTGTGGTTCAGCACGATTGGACTCTCGTTGAAGGTTTTGTGGGATGCCTCCACTGATACATTGGCCATGGAACTCCCTTCAGGCTACCAGGGAGAGTTTGACTTCTCTTCCTTTGGTGGCCTCCTCAATAGTGCTTCCAGTCCCACGGGGGATTTGAAATTCACCACTGTGGGACACGGGGCGGGTGACACGTACACCGTTGTCCTGGACTGCATAAAAGAATTTTAGAACATGCCCGAGATCGAGAGACAGAATGAACTCGAGCTGGTTAAAATCTGGGGGGAGTTAAAAGTCCTCTCGGAACGCATCAAGGTCATTAAAAACAATGATTTGTATCATGTTCAAAAATCTCTTGATTTCATCTCCAAAGCGTTATGGGGGGTTGGGTTTTTAATCTTTGGTCAGTTGGTGATAGCAGTACGGCTGACTTTGTGGGGGTAGGTAAGAATTATGGCAACTTCTGGTTCGGTTGATTTCAACTTAAATATGGCCGACATTACAGAAGAGGCCTTTGAAAGATGTGGTTTGGAGTTTCGTACTGGGTACGATAGTCTCACCGCTCGGAGATCATTGAATTTACTGTTCGCTGATTGGGCCAATCGAGGCCTGAATCTTTGGACGATTGACCAAGTCACTCAGAGTGTAGCCCAGCTTTCCAGTACCTCCGCTGTAACGACCTATCCCCTAGGAGCTATTACTGCTACGGTGGGAGCCTCCACTGATCTCAGTGTGGGGGAAACCATCACGGGTGGAACCAGCAGTGTCACTGCCTCTATCATCTCCAAACCCTCTTCTACAACGATTACTCTAACTGTTCCTTCCGGTTCCTTTACGGCGGGGGAAACCATCACGGGCTCTAGCAGCGCGGCAAGTACTACCATCAGCGCAAACCCAAGTTTAGCCGATGTCCAGGCTTCTGGAGATATACTGGAAGCCGTTGTCCGCCGCAACAGTGAGGATATTTCCATTACCAGAATTGGTCGGCAGGAATACCTCAGTATTCCGACTAAAACGACGCAAGGACGGCCTACTCAGTTTTATGTGGACCGGCAAATCACGCCGACACTCACTGTATGGCCGGCGCCCGAGAACTCCACTGATTCGATAATTTATTACAGGGTTAAACGAATCCAAGATGCTGATGCTGCCGCCAACACGGCAGATGTCCCTTTCAGATTTCTCCCCTGTCTTGTGGCTGGTCTGGCTTTCCAGATTGCCTTGAAACGGTCTCCCCAACGCATGGAAGGTTTGAAACTGATCTATGAGGAAGAGTTTTTAAGAGCTTCTTCCGAGGATATCGATCATGGTCTTCCTCTTCGATTAGTGCCCTCCCCTCAATCGTTGCGGATTTAAGATGGCTAGATACGCAACCGGGAAATATGCCTTGGGAATATCCGACCGGTCTGGTAGGGCTTACCGCTTGCGAGACATGGCTTTGGAGTGGACTGGAATGCTGGTGGGGAAAGACGAATTTGAGGCAAAACAGCCTCAGTTGGATCCCCGTCATCAGATCTCGGACCCTCAAGCGTTAAGGGTTAGCCGTCTGGCGCGAACAGAGCCGGCGGTGGAAGTTCTTTTGCCCTTTAATGCCTTTAAATCCGGCTCAAGTGGCTCGGCTGTAATCACGGTTACGGAGCCCGGACACGGGCGTAGCACGGGGGACACGGTAAGATTTAGAAAGGTAGCGGCTTTTGATGGCTTCACGGAAGCGGCTTTGGAAGATTCCGATGGATTTTCCATTACAAAAGTAGATAGCGATAAATATACCTTTACGTCTGGAAGCGGGACAGCAACTTCTGGGAATTCAGGGGGCGGGGGAGATTTCTCCTCTGCTGGACCCGTAACAGTGAGCGCGTGATATGGCCTTTACTTTCACAACCTTAAAAACTGCCATCCAAGACTATACGGAGAATACCGAGAGCACTTTTGTGAGCCAGTTAAGCCGGTTTATTCTGAATGCTGAAGAACGTGTTCTGAAAGAATGCGAGTTAGATGATTTTCGTAAAAATGTTACGGGATCGGCCACACAATCCACAAAGTTCCTTACGAAACCCACAGATTTCTTGTCGCCTTTTTCCCTGAGTGTAATCAACAATTCCGCCAATGAGTTCTTGAAATTTAAACACATAACCTTTGTGCAGGATTATACGCCGGATCCCTCTACCACCGGGACACCCAAATATTACAGCGATTGGGATGAAAATAGCTTTGTTTTGGCCCCCACTCCAGATGACGATTATACAATGGAGCTACACTATTTCTATCGGCCTCAGTCGATTACGGCGGCTTCTGATGGAACCAGTTGGCTTGGCACAAACGCGGAGTTATGTCTTCTATATGGTAGCCTTGTGGAGGCCTATACTTTTATGAAGGGTGAGGCGGATCTCCTTCAACTATATAACGCTCGGTTCATGGAATCTCTGCAATGGCTTAAAAATTTGGGAGAGGGGAAACAAACTAGGGATCAATATAGGTATGATACTCTTCGTAGAGATTTACAGTGATGGCTGAAAGTTTAAAAGATGCAGAAGTAGCCATTGTCGGCCTTGGCGGCACGCAGGGAGTATTTACTTCGTCCGTCGCCAACGGTAAGAGCTACGATGAGGTATGGGCCATCAACTCGATGATGGTCCCCATCAAGCATGACCGCGTTTTTATGATGGACCCGGCATCCCGGTTTCTCGATACGGAAGACGCGGGGCCGCAAACAGAGGCCATGCGACGGGCGCTAGGAGAGCATCCAGGCCCGATATACACTTGCACATTAGATAAAAGAGTTCCCGGGGCCGCGCTCTATCCGCTTGAGGAGGTGGTCAAGGACACTGGACTCTGCTATTTTAACAATACAGTACCTTATGCGATAGCTTTTGCGATTTATCATAAAGTCGCTAAGATTTACCTTTACGGTATAGACTATTCCTATAACTCCAATGTCATAATGGCAGAAGCTGGTAGAGCTTGCGCGGAGTTTTGGCTTTCTGTGGCCATATCGCGGGGAATAAATATCGAAATCGCGTATAATTCAACCCTGTTGGATACAAACGTGCCCGATGCAGAGAAGCTATACGGCTATCACAGGCTGGACGATCCTCTTGTAATATCTGTAGAAGACGGCGGCTTAACCGTTTCTAGACAATCGGAAGCGGCCCCCCCAGAGCCCTCAGACGCTGAACCCGTACTGTATGGCCGACACGATAAGGTAGTTAGCTTGCGGGAGGCGGGAAATGTTTGAGATAGATGCATCCGTCGCCTTGGGTAAGGTAGAAGTAGCGACGACTAGTAACAGAGGCTTTTCTGTGGATGAAGCGGCTCAAAGAGCCGTAGATAAGATCCTGTACATAGCGG